CTAATACATAAGCAAGGCCGCTACATCCTGTGGTTCTTACACCCACACGAATGCCGATACCTGAGCCACGCCGGGCCAGGTTATCTTTGATCTTTTTACTTGCTGTGCTTGTTACGGTAATCATTTACAGCGGCTTTGATTGCATCTTCGGCAAGTATGCTACAGTGGATTTTAACAGGGGGAAGCGCCAGTTCTTCAGCAATTTGGCTGTTCTTAATCTCTCCTGCCTCATCAAGCGTTTTGCCCTTGACCCATTCGGTAACGAGTGACGAGCTCGCAATTGCCGATCCGCATCCGTAAGTTTTGAATTTTGCATCTACTATTATCCCATCTTCAACTTTGATTTGTAGTTTCATTACGTCACCGCAGGCCGGTGCACCCACCATACCAGTGCCCACTGTGTCATCTATTTCCATCTTGCCCACGTTGCGTGGATTCTCATAGTGATCGATTACTTTGTCTGAATATGCCATAGGAAGTCTCCTTACGTTATTGTAACGTATTTAATTTGATTTGTCAATTCTATTATTTTGAAGCGGCTCGTTTGGCCATGCTGCTTACTACCTTGGCCGGGTCGCCGGGTGCGGCTGTTTCTGCACCAAGTGGGTCACTGCTGTCAAGTTCGGATTCGGGTGGAGCCAGATAAACATATTTGGTCCCAGTCTTTTCGTCGTCTTTGATGTCTTTGATCAAGGCCTTGACTGAATCGTTGTGTTGATGTGCAGCATCTAAGGCAGCAAAATTAAATGCTTCATTGCCAGGAATGTTTCTTACTTGATTGATAACTGTGTCTACTTTGACACGTGGTGTTACTGCATTGCTTTGTTCGGCTTCGTTGCGTAGCCATTCTAGTGCGGTGATTAAAGCAGAGTCACCACGTGACTCTGCTTCGTCTTCAATGATTTCGTCTACTATGTCAGCGGACTCAACAATGATCTCGCTTACACGCATATCAACGACGCTCGCGGCCTAGTTCTTCATCACCACCAACTGCTGCGTCTGTGGCATCAAAACCATCTGCAGGTGCCATGTCGGCATCCATGTCGCTGTCCATACCGCCCTCAGGAGGCATTGCACCAGCAAGACCTTGATCAGCGCCCATGCCCATGTCCATTGGAGCAGCCACTTGTTCGCCACTGAGTTGACGAACTGCTGTGTCTGAACTTTCACGTGCAGAACTCAATGCCTGATAAAGGTCAGCCAACATTGGGCTGATACCTGTTTTGAATGTTTCGGCTTGGTCACTGCCAATTTGATCACGAATTGTGTCAATTAGAGCAGGTACTTGTTCATTTTGGATCTTGGAAATTTTTTCCAACATGTCTTGTACTGAATCAACAATGTCCTTGGCTGCCAGCACTGCTTCACTGCGGCCCAGTTCGCTTTCCATGAGTCCTTGCTCACTGCCCAGCCATTTGTCTAGGCCTTCTTTGACCAACATGAGTTCCATGTACTTGGCATTTTTTTCTGCTGTGTGAGCACCAAAAGATTTTTTAATTTGTGTGATATTTTCACCCAGTGCCTTGGTCAAACGTTGTGCTTTGGCATAGGTCAAATTATCGTAATCCACGCTAAAACCAAAACGGCTTTCCATGACTTTGTTGATCTTTTGTGGTGTTACTTCGGTTTGCATTTCAGTGAGTCTCATAGTGTTTATTCCCAAACTTTATAGTATTTAGCAGTGTTGTGCATTTTTGATATTTTGTCCCGAGCAAATTTCAACTTGGCTTCTGCTATTTGCAAGCGAGATCTTTTTATATCAACTGCAACAAAATCTTTGCGTTTAACGGCTTGTGCTATGTTGTGTTGCAAAGACAACACATCTGTGTAATTTTTATTTATTTCACAATCCCATTGACGAATTTGATCTGCTGACCAGTAATGGTGTTTGATAGTGTAAATTGTGTACAAAATTGCTGATATTTTGTTGTCAAATGTGTGTACAAATTCTCTGTTGTGATCCAACACATTGCAGGTCTTGTTGGGGTTTATTTGCACAAGATATAGACCAATTCGATAGCCATTTTTAACAGGCACACAGACTGGACTTGTTTTATCAACATGTAATTTGCCCAATTCTCGTTCGGTCCACTGTTTGATATAATCAGTGGCAGCATTGGTTAAATTGCGTATTTGAGACTTTGGGGGACTAGCGTATTTTTTTCGTGTATGTGATTTGGCCATTTTCATTACGGCGCAACAGGATATCCTGTGTCGTTAGTTGATTAGCAATTTCTTGCTCGCGCTCATTCAGCGCATTCTTTGTTATTTTAGATTCGTGTTGGAATCTGCCCAACAAATCGGCTTGCTCATTGGTAATGCCAATTTGTATATTATTCAGTAATTCTACTATTTTCATTTCATTACCAAGTGTACCAACAGTCCAATGACTGCTGTCAACAAAACACCACCCACTGTGGTTCCAATGGTGATTATGGTTTTGTTGTTGTCGTGATTCACGCCGCGTATGGTATCTTTGATTTCCACAATGTGGCCTTCTAATTTGTCCATGCGACTGTCTAGGTGATTTAATTTTTCTTCCAAGGCCGAGTACCTTTCCGCACATAATTCTACGTGTGCCTCAAGACTCTTCTTTTCAATATCAGTGGTGGACATCTATACTTCTCGCTTTCATGTAGCGACGCTGTTTCTTGAGCCTGTATGTGCCTTAATAGTGAGCCTTAATGGTGCCGTAGCATCTTGTTTATTTATTCGTTATCTTGCGTTGTTATGTATATATTTTTAATGGTACCATGGGGATAAAAAATGGGCAACATGAATCCAGCAGTTTCGGTCAGGCCCGTGATAATGGGCACCTGTTCAAGATCCTGCAACAAACCTGCTGTTGGTCGGCCAGGCAAATCATACACTCCTTCTCTTTCTGTGGTCCAGGTCCAGGACCACACTCGGTGTTCTCCGGTGTAAAGATCACCAAAATGATACTGTGTTAGGTTGCATGATTCTAAAATTTCTGGAGACTGTATGTTGTAGGGTTGTGTGCGTAAACCAATGCACTGTAATAAGGTTTCCCAGTTGCGTTGTTGATTACGTTGTAGACTGTCAGCATCTTGGTCACGTATCACACCAGTGGCAGTGATGTCAACCAAACTAAATCCACGAAAAAATTGCAATCCTGTTGTCATGATACACATATTTAGTGGTCATAAAAAAAGCGCCTGTTGAAGACGCTCTTTTTATTTTTAGGTTCAATGCTATTAAGCGATTTTGAAACCTGTTGAACTTGTTGTTGTAGAAGCGTTGGCCCATACGTTAGAACCACCAGCAACTGTAGCGTTACCTAGTGCTTGGATACGTGTGTTGATTACAGTTGCGTTGGAACCAATTGCTTCAACTAAAACACTTAAACGATCTGTATCAACTTGATACATAACGATTGTGCTGTCTTGAGCGATTGTGCGTAAAATTGTTTCTACTACACCACCAGTTGCAGAATCAGCGGCCGCCAATGTTTGACTTTTACCCAATGCTACTTTAAGTGCTGTTGGGTTTTTTGTTAAACCTGTAGCGATAATGGTTGCTAATGTACCATCATATGTAGCATCAACGTTATTGACTCCTTGTGCATCACCTGCTGTGCGTGTTACTATTGCCATTTTAAATCTCCTTAATTAAGTTGCGTGGAACGCATACTTGTATTTATGCTGTGGTCAATAAAAAAGCAGGCCTTAGCCTGCTTTTGTTTGTTGCCCGGTTAAAATTAATTAACGTGCGGCAAAGTATGCTACAACTGCTGCTGTAACGCCTGTTACACCACCAAAGTTAGAACCGGCTACTGGAGCTGGACCTTCTGTGATCATGTGTATTGCATCAGTTGTGCCAGCAACAAATGGCTCACCAGTGGTCTGGTCGCCAGCAATTGCTAGAACAGATGATGTTAACTGAACAAAAGCAACAACAGCGTTTACTTCTGCTTGTGTTAGATTTGTCTTGCTAAATGATGTCAATGCAAGTTGACGACCTGCTGCACCAAATGATTCTGTGTCACCGTGGACTTTAGTTACTCCGATTGGCATGTTAATTCTCCTTATTATATGTGCGCTGAACGCATACTTTTATTTATACAAATTGATATTATTTGTTGAACAAAGCCTGTCCAAATGTGCCACGTTGCACCAGTTTTACCAGGCCCTGCGGGGTATTAAACACAAAGCCCTCGCCTTGTTTTTGCCCGCCCACCCAACTTTGTATGCCTTGCACCTGCTGTTCCAACTGCTGTGCTAAATTGACTTTTAATGCATAGATAGCATTCCATACAGTAAACAGGGCAGTCAACCCGTTTTCATTTTGGTACAAATAACCGCTGTACTCATCGCCTACCAGGATTTTGTACTGTTTTCCGCTGACGTTGGTTTGAAGCCAAGGCACCAGTTCTTCATTGGTTTGACCAGTGATTTTTTTGTTCATGTATTTTTGTATGGCCTGGCGTGCTACACCATCCATGCCGCCTAGGAATGTTTCAGCCAATCTGCTGTATTGATTCACTGCGGCCGAGGCGGCCTTGGTCAACTGTACAGGGTCATCCAGTCGGAATTTGATTCCAGCACTGGGAGTTAGTATGGTCATGGAACCAGTGGTGTTGAGACCTTGTCCGTTCCATTGTTGTGGTTTAGCACGGCTGTCGGCAAAATACTGATGTACCACTATGCCACCTATGCTGCGACCTATCTGTTGTCCCAGGGCAGTTTTGGCCGGTATGCGATATTCAACCACATTGGGTTTGAACACATACATGCCATTGACTGGTTCCAGTTGATTGCTCCACAGCAGGTCGCCCCAGAAGAAACCAGTGCTGTTGCCCACAGCCTGCTCCATAGATGACCAAATGCGTTCAAGTTTTTGATACAGGTCAGGTCTCAGTGTGCCTGAACGTTTTTTACTGTCGTACTCTTGCCAGGCCTGTGGATTTTCAGCAAACACCTGATTGTCAAACATGTACTTGTCTTGTATGGTAAAACGCCCATCTGGTAAACGACCAAACACCAGGGCAGGAAATCCGTCCCACTTGATGGTGATGCTTCCGGGATTTTTTATTACTGATTGTAAACTGTCCAGGGCCTGTTTGGCTGATGCGGCCCCATCAAATATGGCATCCTCAGGATGTGGTTGGGCACCTGTACGTGCTTCAATTAAAATGTCGTTTATAAAATCCATTCTCATAGACCGTGGCCCATGCTTCTGAACCAAGCGGCTGTGCCTGGTGTGGGTGCTGTTTCGGGCAGTGTGAGCACACCCTTGGCCACGTCTTGGCGTGCCTGTGCCAGTTTGCCTTCTCTATCGGGATCGCCTTCAAGTGCTTTCATTACTGCGGCAGCACTGTCGAGATCTGAGGCTCGAGCACCGGGGTTCAACAATATTTTTGCAATTTCTGCGCGGTCCTGGCTGACCATGGTGCTGTCAGCATCGCGATTGTTGAGTGTACCGGCAAAGGCATCCACCTTCATGTTTTTGAATTTGGCAATGCTGTTTAATAAAATGTACAGGTGTGAGGCTTTGAATTTGGGGTCAGCATACATGCCACGCGGACCATGTTGATGCCAGTCTGCTACACGTTTGGCATCGGCTATGATCATGAGATCTACCTGTGCATAACGCTGTTTTCCATCAGCGGCAGTATAAGGCACATCCACATGCACGTTGCGACCTTTGACTGCGGTTTTGAATCCTTTGGCCTGAAAGTACTGTGCTAGAGCCTGTTTGGCACCAGCGGCGTCTTGTGCATCAAAGTTTTTTACAGCGGCACGCTCATCAATAAACAGATCAATGTCGCCACTTTCGACCTTGTAACCGGCCGAACCAATGTCAGCAATCACTTTGCGTTGCAAGGCCGAAGGCAATTCTAGTTTGACTGTGTTGACCACTGTGGCCACATCTGCCTGTGCCACTGCTGATGTGTTGTCAAATACGTTGCCACCTTCGTATAGATACAACATTTACTGGGCCCCGGTGCGTGCAGGATTGGTTCTAAAAACTTGTGCAGGAGGAGTATTAGGTTGTACGACAGGGGCATTGTGTTTTTGCGGAGCATTCAGCCCAAGTTCAATGCCATCTCTGTCGGCAGCTTGTGTCAATAACTTGGCTGTGACTGCATCTACTCCTGCTTGTACAGTTTTGGTTGTGGGGTTGTAGAACACCCACTGATCTTGATTGTTTACAGTAAAATATATACTCTTAAAATTGTAAATCAATGGATCTCGACTGTACAGTTTATATTGTTGTACCATTTGAGATGGCCCGGTTGGTTCTACAACTTTGCCAGTTTGCCAATCAATTGCCGGTAAGCCATTGGCTTTTCTATCTTGATCAATTTGAGCAATCATTTGCTGATCTTGTGGTGTTAGTGCAGGACCGCTTCCTTGAAAAAAAGCAACAGCTTTCTTTAAAAGTCCAGAAGCGGCTATAGTGAGTTTACGATCCTGCTCTATACTTGCTGCTTGTTTTTGTGCTGCTGCGCCTTTTGTAAAAAAGTCATACACACTTTCTTGAATTACATCTTTAATCTTCACTTTTCATTCTCCTGACACCGCGACGAAATTTCTCTGGTTCCTGGGTGCGTATACTGTTGATCAGTCTGCGTTCCAGTTCGGCCGCTTGGTCAGCATCGTAGTTTTCACGAATGTAGTTGATTAGATTGATGGCTCCGGCAATCACATTGGAGGCACGGCTTTCCACAAGATTTTCACGATCTTTGTGTACCAGTAAGGTGTCTAATTCATCTAAAATGCTACGGGCTCGCTTTTGCAAGGTAGGCTCCAGTTTATGTAGTATTTATTCTGATCGGCTTTTCAAGCCCGCAAGCATTTGTTTGATTTTGGTGCTTTCCACTGTGCTACCTGGTGGAGGACCGGCATCTTTTTCCAAATCCCAGCCTTCTCGAGTGCGTGCCTCTGGGGGCTTGACTGTGGTCATTGGTTTGATTTGATTCAATATATTGTTCATGGGTACTTTGGCACTGCCACTGCTGTTTTGTGCATCTAATCCAGGATCTGTGATACGCATGGTTTCAATG